GGGTGTTACATCAACAATGCTCACAAGCACATCTGCTGGTATTCCATCTGTAATCACCAATGCTTTCGCTTCCGGTGGAGCGATTCAAACAGCATATGGCTCTGCAATGACGCAATTGACAACATACATTGCTGATAAGAACAACCCAACGAGCGAAACCAGTTTGGCCGGTGTGTTTAGAAAAGCAATTGCTGATGCTAATACAGCAATGGAACAAGAGATTCTTAAGAATCAAAGAGGAATTGGTAGCGCATTTGCAGCAATTGTTAGTACAATTAATGAAAAAGTTAAAGCTCTTACAATTGCAGAGGCCGTAAAGAAGGGTCTTGAAGAGGCTAAGAAAGCAGCAGCCGAAGGTGCTAAAGATATTGGTAATGCTATTTCTGGAGGAGGAGGAGGCACAGGGCGTTCTGAAACAAACGCTCCTCCCGTTGTGATGGGGCCATATTCGCCAGCAAGTCTTAGAGCCGCTATGCAATGGGTTGACACAGGCGCTTCAGGTCCATTAAACCCTCTAATGACTTATTTAACATATGTATATCGTAGAGATGGCAAAACAGGTATATTTAGAAATGTTCCTGCAAGATTCAACGGAGGTATTTTACCATACGCACAAGGCGGGTTCACATTCGGTCCTTCTCAGCAAGCAATTCCAGCAATCCTTCACGGTGGTGAGTATGTTTTAAGAAATTCTGCTGTCAAAAAGTATGGCTTAGACATGCTCAGTCAAATGAATAAGGGAATCTATGTTCCTAAAGTTCCTAAGTTTAATATGCCAATGTCTAACTATGCAAAGATTTCTGGAGTAAGTAATGCTCCGCAAACGACATCTTCAGAAACTACTCATAATTATAATTTCTATGTCGACAACTTTATTGGAGAAACCGAATGGTTTAACTCTATGATGAAGGAATACAATATGAAGGTAGTCCCTGCAAACCAAAAGCAGGCAGGTCTTGAATCTCGTGTAATTAAAACTTATAATGGTATAAACAGAGGAATGTAATGTCAATTATAAGTTTTTTATCATTAAATAATGAAGAGATAACCGAGCAAGGTCGAAAGATGACGGACAGTGTTACGGTCAATGCAGGTCAGGTTGAATTAGATAATGGAGCATCTAGAAGGTACATAAAGAAAAACAAAAGCTCCTTCACTTTTCAATGGGATTGGTTGCCCTCTCTAGACACACACACAATTGATAATCGCAAGGGTCGTGATTATATTAAAGATTTAGCATTAACAGTTAGAAATAAAATTTTAATGGAAATTAAGATGGATCATAATGAAGAGGCTGAGTTAATTTATGTTTATATTAATGACTATAATGAGGATCTTATAAGGAGAGACCCATCAACTGGGTGTGATTATTTCACAGTGTCTCTTACCGTTGAGGAGGCATAATGGCAAATGAGCCAACTTATAATATAAGTCCTCTTTTAAGAAGCGCTCTTTTTAATAGCGGTGTTGTCATTGTCACAGGTTCTGCTTCTCTTTCTATTGAGTCGGATCTGACAGTTTCTGCTACTGCTATCTTTTCCCAAAGTATCGCAATGGATGGAGAGGGCGACTTCACAGCCTCCGCTTTCGCTATCAAGTCAGCGTCAGCCAGCCTAGACGGTCTTCTAGATGTGTCTATAGCGACTCCAGTGAGGATTGATATCGCTGGGGCTGTATCTTTGTCAATTTCTAGTAATTTTATTATTCCAGACCTTATAAGGTTCACCCCATCTGTACAGAATCCAGGTTCGTATATCCCATTGGTTCTTCTTGATGGAGTTCCCCTGACAGACCAGAATCGTAAATTTAATAATTCAAATAAACCAGTCTTTGTAGAAAAGAGTAATTGGAATAGCTCAAAATCTAGATACTATAAAAGAGCTACAAGTGGTAAGCAATCTTTTAAATTATCTTGGGAATGGCTCCCATCAGATAAAGAAAATACGATTGATAAAAGACAGGCTAGAAATTTCATAAAAGAAAAGTCTATGGATCCTGATTACCATACTTTAACCGTTATTAAATATGGCGAAAATCCAGAAGATGTTTTTGAAGAAACAGAGTATAATGTTTTTATTACAAATTACTCTGAAGATTTAATACGCCGCGATTTAGGTACTGGCACATATTTTTGGAGATGTGATGTGGAGCTTGAGGAGATTTAATGATTACTAAAGATATATATGGTAAGAATCTTTCCAATACTTTTACATCTGCGATAGATGCTTATGCTCAAAAAGTCAAGCCAAAAATTGTAATAACATTTCTTGATAGCAGACATGTTGATAATTTAACTGTTACCACAAACGATCCATATCCATCCAACTCCAGGGGTACTTATGCTGACCAAATGGCCGGTAACTCACTGCTAGGAGGCTACTTCTTTAAACCAGAACAGAGCATGAATGGTGTCTCTAGACAAGCATACACATGGGCTGTTGCTGGCGATAAAGACAACATGGATAAGGTTATTCGTGCTGATGGAACTTGGCACTGTATGCCAAGCGATCTTGAGGATAACTATGAATTTGGATGGAGATCATATACTTCATCAACGGCAAATGTTCATGCTAATGGGGGCTATGAATTCACAACTCCAATAACTTTAGATTACAATTTTACAGAAAGAAAAGTTAATAAAATCAGGGTTGCAACATCTGAATTTTCTGGAAAGATAAGCGCATATAAGATTGAAGTGTATAACAATACGCTTTCTGCTTTTTATAACACATATTCATCAATTTCAGTAGATGATTATTATAATGATCATATTTTGCCATCTAATATCTCAAATGATGTAAGTAGAATTTTGTTAACAATTTATAGCACACAAAATCCAAACGACTATGCAAGAGTGCATGAGGTTGAGCCGCTGTATGAAGTTGATATTACAGATTATACAATTTCTCACAGTGTTGATAGACAAGGTGAATTATGGGAAAATTCAATTCCAATTGCTGGCACAGGCTCTTCAAGCGCCTCAATCACACTAGATAATACAACTAGAGTGTTTAATCCATTTGATAATTCTTCATTATATGGTAAATACATGAAGAAAGATTTAAAGATAAATATCTATAATGGGTGGAGGATTGTTAAAACAGATGATGTTCTCGTAAATACCCAATTGATTGGGAACATTGCTTCTTCTTCAAACACAATTACCGTTTCCGATGCTTCAAAATTCTTAAATGGCAATGCTACTAATACATTTACTCTGGTTCTTGAACCAAACACTCCTAATGAAGAGAGGGTGTTGTGTTCAACAAGAACTGATGTGACAGTTGATATTTTAGAAAGAGGTTATGCAAATACAATTGCAAGGTCACACAGTTCTGGCGTTACAGTTTCTTTTGATCCATATGAATATGTAAACGCTGGAGAATTCTATGTTGATGAATGGACAGGCGGTACATCTATGGAAGTGTCTGTTAAATGTCTAGATAAAAGCAAATTCCTGACAGAGAAGCAGGTTACGAAAGGATTCTATGTTCAGAATTCAACAGTCGGTGATGCCATTGAAAAGATGTTGATGAGCACGAATATTTCTAAAAATGAATATATTCAGATAAAACCTTATACAAATTTTGCAAAAGAAAATGCTGTTCTTTTATACTCTTTTGATACTCCCGTTCAAAGAGATGAAGCCGCAGTATCTTTAAATCAAGGATTAAGATGTCGAGTTTGGAAAATTGCAACTGGTAAGGAAAATGAAGTTAAGGATATTAAAGCCGATGCTCTTGATGTTACTCTAAGTAAGTATGATAAGGCGATGGGCGCTAAGGCTTATATTCCTCCAACACATGTTGCCTATAGTTCTTCTCAGCGTATGGCATCTTCAGTCCCAGATTTAATGAATGTAAATACAAGTCTTGCTGTTGACATGCAAAACTTTTCTTTTTTAGAGAGGGATGTTGTTGAGCATAGCGAATATTACAACGGAGTTATTGATGGCTATTTTATACCTCCAGCAACTAGCGGTTATAACTTAAATATAACAACAATAAATTCAGGCGTTAGAGCTTTTATTGACGATACGCTAGTGCTTGACACTTGGACAAGATTAAAAACAAATACTGATAACATCTACCTTTCCTCCTATGACTATCTTGGAGACAATATTGACCTTGATGCTGGTGTTCCATACAAAATAAGAATTGAATTCTTTCATGCTGAAGGTCCAAAAGATTCTGGTAAGGCTATGACTCTTAAATTGGGGATGGAACAATCTTCAGGAATAGCTTCAAATTACTCTGCTTCACCTGCCAGCCAATTTACAACTGTAATTGCTAAGGATTATGTTGGATCAAGAAACTCCACCTTTGCAACTGTAACCAGTTCAAGCCCATACACCATTAATAAGAATTTAAAAAATAGAAATCATTATCAAAATGATGCTGTTTATGTTAATGGGCCTATTATAAATCAAGTAACAGGTTTAGTTTCCGAACCTAACAATAAATCTGTATTGGTAGGTCAAGTTACAAGAAATGCAGTTAATTATAATACATATATAAGAATTCCATACAGCGAATCTTTGAATTTAGCAAACAGTCAATCTTCAAATTTTACTGATGAATGGACAATTGAGTTGTATGTTAAATTACCTTACACTTTCTCTAATAGTGGAGAGTATGTCAGCAACTGGAATAATTCATCGTCAACAAGCGGATTTGAATTCTTCAACACATCGACTTCAAATGGTTTTCGTGTTGTAAAACACAATGGAGATGTTAAAACCGTATCGTCAAATACAGCATTATCAACAACTCAATACTCTCATATTGTTGCAAAACATACTGATGGGGCAATTCATTATTATGTAAATGGATCTAAATTGGGTGAAACTGACGGTGTTGGCACACAGGCTAGTTGGATAAACGACATAACAATCGGTGGTCGTGGTGCGTCATTCTCAGCAGGAACTGAAACAGAACCATCAATTGTAAGAGATTTCTATATTGATGAATTTGCCATGTATAACCGGGCTTTAACAGATGATGAAATTCGTAATAGATATATATCAACACAAATAAGAGAGTTGACAAACTTCCCTCATCTTTATGGTAATGATCAAAGTGCAAAGGCCATTATTGATTCAATTACTCTTGCTGATTTTGGTCGTTTCTATGTTGATGAAGAAAATAATTTTAGGTATATCCACTTTTATAGATATTTTGAGCCTTCAATTTCACAGCATGCAAATGTTCAAAAAACAATAAGCAGTAATTCACACATCATATCTGGTGATTATAATGTTCAATTGCAAACCAATAAGGTAACTGTAAATGTAACAGAGTACAATCCTCTCATATCAACAAGACAAGGCCTTTGGACAGCAACGCCAGATCCATCAACTTTGGGCGTTGTAAAATTAACAACAAATGTTACTGCCAATTCTAATACATTGCCGGTATCAACAACTGATAGACCGCCTTTCCCAACAAGCGGTTATTTAAAAATTGATAGTGAAATTGTAAAATATTCATCAATTGATTCAACAAACTTCTTGGGCGTTACTAGAGGAGAATTTGATACCACACCATCTGCTCATTTTGCAAATGATCCTGTAAGGGAAGTTCGTTACTATGATATTAAATACGACAACGCCCCCGCTTTTAATATTCAGAAGCCATTGATTACAGCAATTTCAAACACATTCCCCCCAGAAATTGAACTGGTTAGATTTACGACAAATGCTTACAATGCCCAATTGATTTTGGCTGCTTCAACTTCCGTTCCAGAAGGCGAGCTTGCTTTTATTCAGGGTACCAATGCTAAAACAGGCGAGGTTGATTTCACATCAATTGCAGGTGTACCAGTAATCAAGCAGGATTCTGCTAATTTAATTAAAAAACAGACTGCTTCTCTTACTGATGATATTCGCAAATATGGATTGAAAGAAGTTGTTATTGAAAACGAATATATTTATAGCGCGGCAAAAGCCCAGCAGATTGCTGATTTCTTAATTGATAAATTTACTACACCAGTACCAGTCCTGCAAATACAAACTATGGCAATTCCTACGCTTCAAATTGGTGATAGAATTAGAATATCAGAATTTACTAGCCTAAATATATCAAATACTGATTACTGGGTGGTTTCTCATAGTCTAAATGTTGGAGATACATTAGATCACTCTATAACCTTGAGGAAGGCAATATGACAACAAGAACATCAGAAAACGGAATATCTTTTTTTGGTTCAGGAGGTCATTCCCATAATGGTATTAATTCAACAATTATCGATGTTGGTTCGTATTCATTGTTTGATTTTTCCCTAGGCTATACAGGTTCACAAACAAGAATCAATAGACAGAGTGTCAATCAATCTGCTATGGAAGAATGGGTTATTAGAATTGTTAATTCTAAAGTTTTAACACCTGCTGGATTAAGTTTAGCTCCAGACACATTAAGTGGTAAAAGTATAAGAGCAAATACTATTACAGCTACTCAGATTCAAGCTAATACTATCACAGCTGATGAAATTTCTGCTAATACAATAACATCAAATGAGTTATCATCGAATATTGTTTTAATTAATAATATTATTAGAAGTAATAATTATGATGGAACAATTGCTGCAAATGGAGTTATAACAGGTCAGGGAACTGCTGGATGGGCAATAACTTATGCTGGTAGTGCAGAGTTTTCCAGTGCATCAATTCGTGGAGCAATAACTGCAAACTCGGTAAGTACACCGGGGATTGATATTCTTTCAAATGGTGCGATAGTTAGCACAAACTTTAGTGTTACTCCAGAAGGAAATGTTTCGGCAACTAATGCAAGCTTAACAGGATCTGTGACAGCAACTTCAGGTTCAATTGGTGGTTGGAACATTAACACTTCCAACATATCTGCTGGTAGCACAACATTATATTCAAATGGAACAATAATTATTGGTGATGATTTATCAGTTGGTAATAATGTTCGAGTCAATGGGGCAACAGGTGACGGAGGAGCAACAACATTTAAGGTTAGAGGTAGTAGTACCGCAGGCTCAGGGTGGTCATTCAGAGCGCAGAACTCAGCTAACACTCATTATTTCGGTGTTAGAAATGATGGTGAAATTTATATGGCAAATATTGGCACCGACTCTGGAACAGTTCTTGTTTTAAACTCGAGTGGATATGTTCAAAAACAAAGTTCAACAATACAGATAAAAGAAAATATTGAATATATTAATGAATCTGTTTTTGACTTAATTAAAGAATTAAAACCTGTAAAATTTACATATAAAAGAAATAAAAATGATGATGATTATACATATGCTTTAAAGCAAATAAATAAGGAAGTTGGTTTTATTCTTGAAGATATTATAGATGTTCAAAAGAATTTTGAAGGCTCCTTGGTTTCTTATGAGTTTGATAGCCCAGAATACCGAGAATCTATTGACGGTAGATTGCCATTTTCCGTAGAGGAAGACTTTCAGCACATTAGACCTGTTATGTATAAAGACTTAGCTCTGCTTTCTTTAACAATTAAAGCTGTCCAAGAACTGATTGCTAAAGTAGAGGATTTAGAGGCTAGATTACAGGCTCTAGAGGATGTATAATAGATAGATATGGCTTATGAGAATTATGTACAAGTCGCTTGGACACTAGGAACACCAATTTCTGCTGACCGTCTTCAGCAGATGACTGAGAACATCCAGCAGGTAAAAGATGCAACTGATGACAACCCAAGGGGTTTGATTAAGATTAAAGAAGTGACAACTGCTGT